TCACGAAGAATTCCTCCTTCCCAAACCCACTCTTTTCCTTCCATAATTCCCTGAACAAAAGCATCAGGAGCAGAAGGATCGGCAACGATATCAGCAGCAGTTGCTAACATAAAATCTTCACCGACAACTTTATAACCATTGCGATCTTCTCTCAAAGATCCAACACCACGAGAAGAAACACCTAGACATACACCTTCATCAATGAGTGATCTTGCGATCTTACCCATTGGAGTTTCAAGAAGTTGTGCCTTACCTCTAAAATTATTACCCTCTTGAGTGAGAGAAACAATTTTATGAGAAACACGGTCAAGATTAACGGTTGGACCGTCTGGGTGACCGAGTTCTCCTAAAGCACGTCCTTTTTGAATGAAGCTTTCATCGTATCTAGCAACTTCACGTGAAAGAGTTTCCATGGGGTACATACGACCATTACGGTTCTTGATGTCTCCCTGAAGAAATACTCCTTCGATGAAGCACTTCTTACACTTACCCTTTCCTTCGGTAATAAATTCGACCTTTGAAATTTCTTCTGTGATAAGTTTCATTTGATTATCCAGTAAATCCTACTTTTGTACCTGAAACAGTTCCACCAACTGCAAAAACGCAATATGAAGGATTCTTTTCCAAATACTCAACTGTATTGCCTAGCATTGTAAATGAACCAACACCAGTTCCACCTTGTGTTTCTACAACTGAAACTACAGCAGCAGAATTATTATTATTTACAAGGCGAACAACAGTAGCACTCGAAAAACTAGTTGCCGCACCAGTAGCACCTGGAACTGCAATTTCATCTGCTAGAAGTAACGTTCTTGCCATTATTCTTCCTCTTGTGAACCGGTATCAAACATTGATAATGCAACTTGTGGGCGGAGACCCTCAATTTTTTCCGATGCTCTATTGAATAAAGCATCTTTAATTTTGCTACTGATATCAGAAGCAGAAGAATCAGTTGCAATCAAATTGACAATATCTTCCATGAAATTAATTTATATGGTATATTTTCTATTTATATTTCTGCTTTTTTGGTGTCTTTTTGAAAATTAGCGTCTACTGCTGCAGAATCTGCTTCCAAATCTGGTTCCATTGGAACGTCACCTAAAAGATCTCCACCTTCTGGAGGTAGTGGTTCTCCCGTAATTGGATCTACTGAATTTGGATCTGGAATAATTCCATCCTTAATTTCCTTTTCAATTTGCTCGTCGATCTCGATGATTTCTGCATCGGTTTGACGTAGTACCTTACGACGAACATAATCCACTGAAAAATATTTACCAATATATGGTTCAATAGTTGCCAGAGTTCCCAAACGATCATTCATCAATTCGCTTTCTTTTAATTCTGCAAACTGATTATCGTATAAGAAATCATATTGAATATGATCTGAAATTTTATCCCAGTCTTCTGGAGTTACGATGTTCTTGAGAATCAATTGCGTTTTTAACATATCGCTAAAAAGATTTGCAAAACGCTTTCTTAGTCTTCCAACAAACTTGGAAAACTTGAGTTCGTCTCTTAAGATTTCTGAAGAACGACCCAAATTGAATCCACCATCATTTGCAATTCTGGATTCGGGAACTCCAAGTGCTCTATAAAGTTTCTTCTGGAAATACTCAATATCAGAAAGTTCACCAAGATTTTGACCGCCAGGAAGTGTGGTAATTTCTGTACCACGACCACCTTCTCTTCTTGGAAGCCAGAAGTCCTCAAGCATACTCATATACTTGCGATCATCACGAACTTCACCAGTGTCGGCGTTATAAACTAACTTATTTCTATAACGTGACATTACATCACGAAGATATTGTTCTGCTTTTACTTTAGGTAGATTACCAACATCAATATAGAAAATTCTTCTTTCTGGTGCTCTTGAAAGTCTATAGATAACAAGAGAATCTTCAATCATACGGAGTTGATTGAGAGACTTAATTGCTTTGTGTAGATATGAGAGAACCGAACCTTTATTTCTATCAACTAAACCAGAAGTGACATAAGTGATTGTATCTTTTGCAATCTTTACTCCCTTCTGACTTCCAGCACCAGAAATAGTACCTAATGGATAGTTTGGTTTAGGACTGTAAATAAAATACTCTTCAACTTCTGGATATAAAGTTTTAGTATTTTCATTGATTCTAGAGAGATCAATACCACCAGATCTATCTTTTTTCTTTTCTTGTCTTACAAACCTCATTTTTAGAGGATCAATATATCTTAATTCTTTGATTCCTTCTTGTGGTTTTTTGAGATCGATTACTTTATGGTAATATAATCTTCCATCAATGTACCAGTTTCTAAAAATTTCGTGAGATTTTTTATCAAAATCTAAAAGTTCTTTGATATATTTAAATTCTTCTCTAATCTTTTCTTTTAACTTATCACTTGCATTTAAATTGGAAAGTTCAACTTCAACTGGAGAATCATAGAGGTCACTGACGATCGCTTCATTGACAACATCTTCAATGGCATTATCACACTCTGGGTGAATTGCCATTTCACGATATCTTTTAATTAGATCGTGTTCATTTCTATAGACCCCTTCAATATCTACATATTGCCCGTAAAATCCACTAGCAATAAAATTATCAACCCCGTCCGCATTGTTAGGCGGAACGGGGGAGACGATAGATTTGGATTTTTCTTCAGTGGTGTCAATAGAAAAACCAAAAAGTTTTGACATTTTATAAGAAACTGAACTATTTTATCTATTTATCAATCTACTGCAGGAGCAGAATCGTTTTCAGAAGTTGCAGCAATGTTCCAGTAAAGGACTTGGAACTCAACAGTAAACTCTTCAATAGTATCAGTGGTATCCATAGAAAGTGCAATTTCAGAAATGTTTGTTGGGAACAAACCAATAAATTCATACTTTCTTAATTCACCACCGTTTCTATCGAGTTGAGTTACCTCAGCATCGGCAGTATAATCGGTTGGATTGACTTCACCAGAACCATTGGTGAGTCTGCTGATTCCGTTCATCCACTGTTCCATAACGGTTCTGATTTTGAAATCAGCATCGTTGAGAACTGTAACAGTCCAACTATCAAAGGTTCTTTCTCCAGCAACCTTGAGAATCCTTCCACGGAAAGGAACCTCAACTGGAGTGATATTAGATGCTGGGAGAGCAGCTGCCTTTACCATAAAAGGAACTTTATCACCAACCCCACTCGTTGATAACGATTGAGTTGCTGATGTTGGGGTTGAATCATTGGACATAAATCCAAGTGATTGACCAGATCCATTTGGGAAGTTTAATTCAACTTCAAATAGATTAGGTCTTACGCCACCTCCCGCTAAATTTGATTTAAATTGGGAAATTGTTCTTAGTGCCATCGTTTTTTACCTCTTTGGAATTAATTTAAAATGAATTAAACACCAATTACTTCAGAGAACGAAACACCAGATCTGGTGGCAACGAAAGTTAGTCCAATGAAGTTAATGGAACGGTTTGGTTTGATGTATACATCTGCAATAAACTCATTAGCATCAATAACCGCAGCAGTGTTGTTAGACTCGTCACAAATCAGTCTGAACTCTTGAATACCACGCTTTGCTTGAACATCACGGAGGAATGGTTCAACTGCATTTACAAACGAACTTCTGGTGAGAGGATCGTTGAATTCAAACATTACATCTTTTGCAGCAGCAGAAATTGCTTGCTCAAGATAGATGAACAACCTACGAACGTTAATGCGATCGAATGCTGATGACTTAGCAAGTCCAGTCTTATCGCCAAAGAGAATAATACCAGCACCAGGTGAGAAGATCACTGGGTTGATTCTCGCACTATAGAGGCGATCTCTTTGAAGTTTTGTTGGATTGTATGCCAACTTAACTGCATTCAGAATTGCACCTCTTGCAGTTCCTGCAGGTGAGAACCATGGGAAGTTAACGGTGTCATTTCTTGCACAAAGACCAGCAATGTCACCATTCAGAGGAACATAGCGGAAGGTATCCGAGAAACGATCATATGCATACTTATAACCACTATCAAAGATTGCATAAGAAGAAGATGGAACAGATGCATAGAATCCAATTACTTCATCGGTAATATCTGATGCACTCTTAACTGTGTAACCAGATGCGGACTCAGTAACTTGTGATCCTCTATGTGGAGAAACGAATGCAACTGCATCGCCTCTGAGTTCTGCAACGGAAATGATCTTACTTGCAAGTGCTTGTGCATCTTCTTTTGCATATGCACCAGAACCCATCAGTAAGAAGTCAACATCATACTCTTCAGAATTTTCAAATACATCATATCCTGTTGAGATATCTCCAATGGTTGCTTGAAGAGAACCAGTGGTTGTTAAACCTGCCTGACCGTTATAATCCAAACCACCACTTAGTGTGAGGTTGAGTGCTCCACTAGCACCGAAAACGATTCCTTGAGCATTTTGGTCCCAACCATTATCAAGAGAAAGATCAAAGGTAGTTGTTAAACCAACAGTTGAAATTCCAGCAGGTGCTGATCCAGCAAACACAAACTCTGAATTTTCTGAAAGATACTTTCTCCAGTAAGAAGGTGATCCAACAGAATATGTTGCATCTTTTGCCTTAGAAAGAGTCAGGTGCTTTTCTAGAATTGTTCCAGCATTTCCAGTAACGTCTCCGTCATCGTCAAAAACAACAACGTGAACTTCGTCAAATCTACCACCTCTTGCAGCAGCATATGCTGAAGTTCCAGGTCTTTCTGCTAAGGTATTCCACTTAACAGATGAGTTTGTGAGAGTGATTGTTTGGTTATCAAACCAATCCTGTCTAGTTGTGTATGCTCTTGAAGTAAATGCTACACCAACACCAGTGGTGTGAATACCAAGAGAACCAGATGCACCGAATGCATATAAACCAGATGGTTGATAATCAACTGCGGTTTCGGTTCCAGCAGCAGAAACTTGACTAATGACTTTAACATCAATTGATCCACTACCAATTGAAGTGATAGTTCCCTTGAGGTAACCATCTGCAAGTGAAGTTGATCCAGATCCAGCAATAACTCTTCCGACCATTGTCTGGGTAACTGCATAACCAACTACAACACCAGCAGTTGATACTCCACTGAGGGTTTGGTCTGCCTTGCCGTCGATAACTGCAACTTTGATACCGTTTGCCCAAGAACCTGGATTTCTTGCAGCAAATGTTACTCCAGGAAGAAGGTTCTCATCATATCCAAGGTTTACATAATCTTCATAACTTCTAATTTTTGGTGCAGTACCAGATCCACTAAAAGCATTCTTAAGATCAGAATCATCAGATCTTACAACCTGAAGTGATCCGCCGTAAGCAAGGAAAGAAGAGGCAACCATCCAATGTTCATAGTGCTTATCAACACTATATGGGCTGCCAAAAGTATTTAAAAGTTCTTGTTCGTTTGTGACCAGAACGGGTTCGTTGACTGGTCCCTGGGCGAATGGTGCTACAATTGCTCCAACAGCGTCGGAAGTTGGATCTACTCTTCCAGCGGTCAGGTCAACTTCTCTAACCAAAACTCCAGGAGATGCTAAATTTAATGGCATCTGTTTTGTCCTCGCAATCCAAATTAATCTAAAAATATTTATTAAAAGGGGTATTTTCAGTGGGGAAACAGTGCGTGAACTACCAATCTGGGTACTCCCAATTAGGAAATCGTGATATTTTCTTTTTTCTATTCTTTAAAACCCTATTCTTTGTACAATCTTTACACTCATACGAATATGCTGAGGGTAAAGCACCTCTTCCTTTTCTAGTCAAATAATATCCATCTATCAAATCTTTCTTTTCGCCACAGGTTCTACACTTCCTCTCAAAAAATAATAAATGTTCTAGATTTATTTGATCATCAAAATCCATTTACATATAGTCCCACATATAGGAACGATCACCATATTCATCAGTATGCCATCTATCACCTTCATTGTCTACAAATGATCCACTATCATTGATCCCATCAAGAATAAAACCAAATGGTGCCATATCTTGATCTATCTGATTTTTTTGTTCTTCATAAATTCTTTTGCGAATATCATTATCAGTCATCTCCTTGAAATAATCTTGAGCAACTAACCACGAGAATATAACTAAACACATTGCTAGGTCATCATTACAACCTTCTTCTGCTTCAAAAGAATTGTGGCGCTGAGCAAAAGTTGTAAGTTCTGATATAATATCATAGTCTACAGTCAGTAACTTATCATCTTCAAGTAAAGTTTTTAAGTTAGAGCAACCTAACTTCTTTACCGCAGAAGTCATTCTGACACCTAACTGTGATTTTTTACCACTAAATCCGGATCCAACAATCTGACCAGCTCTCCCTCTCATAGAGCACATAAGAAGATTTTCATTTTCCAAATCAAAGTGAAGAATACTTGCAACTTGATCACCAATATCATTAACTTCAATTAGTAGAAATGCATTATTATATGCTTTTGAAATTTCGTCAATAATGCTTGGGAACAGCATTGGTTTAATTTCATTATTTCTATATTTTGCTACTACCTTGTATGGGAACTCTGTAATATCAAAAACAATGAATGCTGAGTAGTCATTTCCAAGACCACGAGCAACGTCTACTGTTATAAGATAATTATGCTCTTCTTTTGGATCTTCGTAGATATCCAATCCGGCATTTCTCTTGATTGGATCTTCATAAACAAGGTTTCGGAGTTTTGCTGGACTGATGAGCGTATTAACAGATCCTAGGAATTCACATTCAAACTCAACCTTAAACTGTTGTTCTGAGGTGTTAGCAATTGTCTGCTCTTTCCACTCTAGATCTCTACCAGGAACTTCAGACCAGTGAACGTCAGTTGGCATATATTCATTCTTCCCTTTCTCCGCATCGTGCCACATGCGGTAGAAGTGATTCATACCCCTAGGAGTAGAAACGATAATTACCTTTGTGCTCT